TTAGCTTGTGCAAGATGGAACACAATGTATGAACTATTAAGAATAATCGAAAATGAAAACGCTTAAATTCTTATTCTCTGACCTCAACCAAGATGAGCGTCAGATTCTTGGTGGTGTGGTTGCATTCATCACAGGTACAGTCTTTATGATTTGGTTGGTGTCGACCAACACACCTCCAGTATTGGATGCAAAAAATACAGATAAACAAACAGAAGTAAAGCGCAGCTATGAGTTGCCAAAGTTATACACTAAATACGCACAACACTGCTATGAGTACAATAATTGAAATGGGTGACTACTTCACCACGATGACGACTGCTGGAGTAGAGATTGAAATCGAACTCGAGGACCATGGAGATACGCCAACCAATGGTCACATCATTGCCGAGTACACCATCTTGGTTGTCGATATGTTAAACTACAAAATAATAAATAAACAATATGCTGAACATCTTACTATTAAGGAAACGAAAGAATGCGATGAGTACATTGCTCGAGCCTATGAAAACAATTACTTTGAGGATGCCATTGTCAGAGCGCACGATGACGAAGATGAATGGGGTTGGTTCGTTTAACCGCCCAATCCTTGACCGATATTGGACAACATTCAACCACGATCTATACCGCAGAATTTGTGAAATTAAACACCAAGAGATATGAAAACACCGGTAGATTTTTTAGAAGAGATGATGACCATCGCATTGGGTGAGCATCACATGAGTTTATTCATCAATGAATTTAACAGAGCCAAAAAAATGGAAACCAAAAATAAACTTGAAAATCAATTGTTCTTTGGGAAAGTTTCTGAAATTATTGGATTTGAGAAAACAGTTGAACTATTGAAGGAAGCAAAACAAGCAATTCAAGAGATATGAAATTCAAACTAACATACCACATCGGGACCAAGGTTGTCCAGGAGTGGAACTTCCACAGCAAGTCACTCGCCTATTGGTACAAGAGTGAACTCATGTGGTCAGGCAGATACAATGATGGTAAATTTAAAGTGAGTGCGATATGAATGAATTTGTGAAATATTACAGGATGTGGCTTGAGGATTCAGTTGAACCTGAAGGAGGAAGTTGGTGTTATTGCGGAATGGACAAGAATAGATATTTGCATCAGCTTAATTTTGATTACACTGGTAAAGAAGATCAACTCGATACGATTGACAACTACTTAAAATGGGGATATAAAATTGAAGAGATATGAACAACATCGAATCATCAGAGTTATCAAGCTGATGAGATTGCTCCAGGACAAACCAAGAACTATCCAATCAATGAGCAGATATCTTCAGGTCAGTGAGCGCACAGTGTACCGATATCTGAAAGCATACGAATCAATTGGATTCAAAGTAAACAAAACAATTCACAACAAATATACAATACAGGAGATATGAACAACATCGAAAAAATCAAAGAACTAATCAAGCAAGACAACCTTTCAGGCAAGTCAAGAATACAAGAGGACAATTATCGCAGATGCTACCTGATGAATGAACTCAGAGAGTCAGGGATGACAATGGTTGAGATTGGGAAGCTATTCAAAAGACATCATGCACTGGTCATCCACAACATCAGACAACACAAATGGATGGTTGATATTAAAGATAAGGTCTATGCTGAATACACAAGTCAATACAAGTTCATCCTGGATGGTGTGGATAGGCAAACAACCAGGAGCCTTGTTGAGGATATTATGAAGTGCAACAGTTATGGATCGTTGAAAGTAATCAAGAGCAGAATCAAGAGAGGTATCTATGCTCAGAAAGCTGTGACGCAATGACGGTTCTCTTATTATACCGCTTCTGAGATATATACTCTTTTCAATTATTTTTTTTAGAAAAATTTATCGTCACATCGTCACGCTTTTGCTGAAAGTCAATACAGTACTGAGATACAGGCGTGACGATAATTTAAAATAGCGTCACGAATCGTCACAAAACCACAATTTTTTGTACATTAGCGTCACGAAAAACAACTATGACATGAAAGTATCAGTATTTCGCAACCTGTTTGCGAGTAAGGAAACCCCTTATATTCTAACAATTAACGACATTTGTAACCGAATCAAGAACGGCACACCTGACTTGATACGCAAAATCAATGCAATCCGCTCACTGGAGAAGTCAGACCCGGAGCATGACCGCCTGAAGTCATCATTGAATGCCATCATGTTCAACGGCATCTTCACCGAGCGCAATGACAACAGCTTGGTTGAACACAGTGGATTGTGCATCCTGGACTTTGACCAATATCCAAGCAAGAAAGTGATGGATGCAGAGAGACAGCGACTCATCGATGACCCTCATGTGATGATGGTGTTCACTTCCCCATCAGGCAATGGGTTGAAAGCAGTCATCCGAATCCCAAAATGCGACAAGGTTGAACACAAGCGCAGATTCACTGCATTCGGCAAGTACTTCCAATCTGAATACTTCGACCAAAAGAACAGTAATGTGAGTCGAGTATGCTTCGAATCCTATGACCCGAAGATATATTTCAATGAGTTCTGCCAAGAGTTCAATGGCATTGAACACGATCAAGGATTCAACTACACTGAGCGCACACCAACCTGTGTACTCAATGATGAGGATAAAATCATCAGCCTGATTGAACGCTTCGACCATGGCTGTGAGTTCGTTGAAGGAAGTCGCAATGAGTTTGTGTTCAAATTGGCAGCTGTACTATGCGAGTATGGCATCCACAAGGATACAGCAGAGCAATACATTTGGACCAAGTACTGCCAAGGCTCATCATTCTCAGAGCAAGAGATGGTCACCACCATCAGAAGTGCATACAAGAAAGCCACATTTGGCATGAAGTACTTTGAAGACAAGGAGACCTTTCAGAAAATCAAGCAGAAGCTAAAGAGTGGCATCCCTGAGGAGGACATCAAGAAACAACTCAATGTCAGAAGTGATGTGGTTGAGGATGTCAAGAAAGAAATCAAGACAGGTGATGACATTTTTTGGTCCAAGAATGACAAGGGTGCAGTGAGCATCGAGCCACTCAAATACTCTGAGTTCCTGGTCAAGAACGGATTCAATAAGTACTATCCCGAGAATGCAGAGAAGCCAACCTTTGTCCGGGTGATTGAGAACAAGGTCAGAATCTCCAGCACTGAGCAGATTAAGGACTTTGTGCTTAGCTATCTGATGGACAAGCAAGAACTCGATGTGTGGAACTATTGCTCAAAGTCAACGTTTTTGTTTACTGAATCCTTCCTGAACATGATTGACAGCATCAATATCCTCATGCTCCAGGATACAAAGGATGCCTCATTCATTCCATACAAGAATGGAGTGGCTAAGGTGACCAAGGATGCAGTCGAATTGATGTCCTATATCGATGTAGATGGCTACATTTGGGAGAATCAAATCATTCAACGTGACTTCAAGTTGATGGAAGACCCAACAAATGACTTCCAAAACTTTGTGAGCAAGGTATCAGCGGATGATTCTCAGCGCATCTCAGCACTTGAAACCACACTTGGCTACCTAATCCATACCTACAAGGATAAAACTGACCAAAAAGCCATCATTTTCAATGACCAAGAGATTGATGACAATCCGAATGGAGGCTCAGGGAAGTCACTGATGTTGACTGCCATCGGTAATCTACGCAAAATTGTCAAGATAGATGGCAAGAGCTTCAACCCAAGCAAGTCGGACTTTGTGTATCAGCGAGTGAATCTCGATACTCAGATACTTGCATTCGATGATGTACGCAGAAACTTTGATTTCGAGCAGTTGTTCAGCCTCATCACTGAGGGAATCACTGTGAACCGCAAGAATAAGGATGAAATCTTCATTCCATTTGACCGCTCACCAAAGATTGTCATCACAACCAACTATGTCATCAGTGGTGCTGGGTCGTCTCACGATCGCAGAAGACATGAATTGGAGTTCTTTCAGTACTTCCATGCCAAGCGCAGTCCACTCGATGAATATGGTCGATTGCTGTTCGACTCATGGGATGAGAATGATTGGCTCAGATTCGACAACTACATGATTGGATGCCTTCAGAATTACCTACAATTCGGACTCGTGAAATCAATCAGTATCAACGCAGATGCCAAGCGATTCATCCAAGCGACTTGCAAGGACTTCTTTGATTGGGTTGAGGAAGGCAATCTTCAGACATCGGTCTACCACTACAACAAGAGCAAAATGCAAGAGTTCACTGAAGAGTTCTCAGGATTCAAGGACCTGGAGCCACGCAGATTCCTCAAATGGGTTCAGGCATATGCTGATTTTAAAGGATACAAGATGACCAAGGGAAGGAACCACAACGGAAGATACTTCGAATTAGAAGGAGAACAGTCAACCCCACAGACTGATGGTGATGTGTGGGATGAGTTAAATGATAAAGCTAAGCAGTTATGAAAATAGGAGATACAATACGAGACATTGAAGATGGTGATTGCTACTTTGAAGGCATCGCCACCGAGATTGAAAATGGTAAAGTCACAAAATACTTGCTTACAAAAATAGTTTGGAGTGATGAAATTGATGAAGATGATGACCGATTGAATACTGAAATCGAACCACAATGGTGGTATATTGAACAAGTAAATAAATAACCTATGACACGACAAGAACGACAAATCCTCAAAGACCTACAACTCAAGCACAAAATGGCTAAATATCCAAACATGAAGCCTGAGATGATTGCACTCACTCATTGGAACGATAACTCAGCGAATGAACTCACCAAGTCGGTGATTGCATTCCTCCAGTTCAATGGATGCCAAGCAGAGCGAATCAATACAATGGGTGTGTATCGCAAAAAATACCGCACTGATGGTGTTGCCATTGGTGGTCAGTGGACCAAGGGAACCGGAACTCCAGGCTCAGCAGATATCTCAGCCACGATCAAGGGCAGAAGTGTGAAGATTGAGGTCAAGTATGGCAAGGATAGACAATCTCACGCACAAAAGGAATACCAAAAAGCCATTGAGGAAGCTGGAGGAACATACATCATCGTAAAAACTTTTGCAGATATGCTGAAATTTTATGATGAATTTACACAAGCAATCAAATAGTTTTGTATTTTTACAATAAATTCTAACAATTATGACAACAACAAGGAAAAAAGCAGAGGGTGCAGAGATGCCAACCCTCAACATTTGGCAGAAGATACACGCTGCCAAACAGCAAATTGGCAAGGTGTCCAAGAATGCAACGAATCCACACTTTAAAAAGAGCTATGCTGATATCAATGCTCTGCTTGATACGGTGGAACCAATCCTCCACGAGCATGGACTGCTATTGTTGCAGCCTGTGGTTGGCAATGATGTGGTCACTCGTATCATCGACATCGAGACAGGTGAACACATCGAGTCATTCATGAGTTTGCCACCAATCGTTGACCCTCAGAAAGCATTGGCGGCAGTTACCTACTTCAGACGAGGAACCATTCAATCACTTCTCAGCCTTCAAGCAGTTGATGATGATGGCAATACAGCAACTCATGCAGCTACATCAAAGCCTAAGCTAAGCAATGAACGCTTTCAAAGCGCACTCGAATCAATCGCCAATGGCAAGTACACAGCTGAGCAGTTGGTTGCCAACTATGCACTCACTGAAGTTCAACTCAAAGCATTGAACTTATGAAATGGCATCCATCGCAAATCGGGAAGCTGATGACCAACGGAAGAGGGAAGTCAGAAATGGGTGAGACAGCCAAGAGCTACATCAGACAGTGTGCAAAGGAGGACTTCTACAACTACACTACTGAACTCAACAACAAGTATATCAATAAAGGTAGGGAGCAAGAGCTTGAATCTATCTCCCTACTCAACTCAGTGCGCTTCACTGACTACCGAAAAAATGAGATAACAGTCGAGAATGACTATCTCATCGGCACAGCTGATATCGTACTCGACAACAAAATCATTGATATCAAAACATCGTGGTCATTGGATACGTTCCCAGCTACACCTGAGGAAGGATACAAATCTGACTATGAGTGGCAGCTTAGAGCATACATGATGTTGTATGATCGTGGAATGTCTGAATTGGTTTACTGCATGGTGACCACTTGGGATGAGTACCTCAATGAATGGGAGAACCTACAACTGCACCGAGTCGACCACATTGACCCGGAGAAGAGAATCACTGTCCTATGGTGGGACCGAGATGAGGATAAAGAGATTCAGATGATTGAGCGATTGAAACAAGCATCTGAGTACTATGATGAGTATTATAATCAATTAGTAAATAAATGACACAGGCTAAAGAAAGACCAAGTTCAGCAATTATAATGAGGGTCTATAAAAGAGATAAATTTACCTGTCAATATTGCGGAGTAAATGGGTCAGAAGCAGAACTTGAGTGCGATCACATTCACCCTATCTCAAAAGGTGGAAGCAATCATATTTCAAATCTTATTACATCATGTAGAAAATGCAATCAATTAAAAGGAAATAGAATAATAAAGCCAGGTCAAGGATTGTATTTTATTCATAATGAAAAAATGTACATAACAAATAGCACCATTTTAAGAACTCCAATAGTTGCCACAAGGATAGAACTTGGATGGGGTGAATATGAATTTGAACATTTTGAATCTGAGATTATTGATATAGACCCCAAAAAATACAAATTCTTTGAAAATCATCAATGGTTTTTAGAGCAAATATCATTCGATAAATTTTAAACAAGTAAACCAAATAACAAATGGAAGAGCTAAAAGCAAAAGGCACAATCCACCACATCGGTGAAGCACGACAAGTGAGCGACAAGATGAACCTCAGAGAGTTCGTTCTCAGTATCGGAGACAAGTATCCTCAGTTGGTACAGTTCCAAGCAGTCAATGAGCGAGTGAAGTTCTTGGATGGTGCGAAGCCAGGTCAGGAATGTGAGGTGAAGTTTGACCTCAGAGGTCGCGAATACAATGGGAAGTACTATGTGTCACTGAACGCATGGGATATCCGAATCGAAGCAAAGTCAGGACTCAAACCAGTTACCGATGAAATCGATGACAATCTACCTTTCTGATGGCGAAAATATCAGGGACTTCATCCGCAAAGAGTTGGAGTCCCTGCTCGTCAGGAGATACAAGATGACTCACATGGCTGAGGATATGGGAGTGAACTACTCGATGCTATATCGATTCATGAAAGGTGATTCAGTCGGTGAGGAGTTCTACATTCAAGCATTTAAATACCTTATGAAATCCTAAAGGAATGAAACCAAAGTACTTCATCGCCTATATTGGCACCCACAATGACAACCTCGACAAGTTGGTTGCAAGAGTTCACGACCTATTCAACATGATGCCAAACGTCAACACTTGCATTGTGCTAACATTTTCCGATGAGGTACATATCTCTGAGGTGACTGCTGAGGAATTTTACGAACAATATTCAAGCCTGAACTAATGAATCAACAAATCCAAGACCCAATACTTCTCAAAGTACTTGCAAAGTATTATGAGCGCAGTGAGCGAGGCGTCAAGAAATATGGTCGCACATTAGATCGTGATGACCTCAGTTTCCTTGATTGGTTGAATCATCTCCAGGAGGAACTGATGGATGCAACGCTGTACATTGAGAAGTTAAAACAAGAAATATGAAAATCACAATCGAATACGACAACGAGCAAGACGCAATCCAAGCGCTCAGAGCTGGCAACTGGAGTCATGCGATGTGGCAGTTGGACCAAGAAATCAGAAGCATCGTGAAGCATGGGTATATCGGAAACCGACAAGCTCATGATTTGGAGATTGAAGCATATAACAAATGCCGAGAGATGCTGCGAGAAACAATGATTGATAACGACCTAACATTTGACATATGAGCTACAAACAAAACGAGCGCAACGAATACTGTGCAGCAGTCGCAACCATTGCGCTGATTAGCATGGTGTGTATCTATATAACAATTTACGCTATCTTTGAACTATGGAAACACTTCTGATATGTCTTGCCATAGGGTGGCTCATCGCTAAATTCGAGCCACTGCACTGGGTGATTGACTCAATCTTCATGAGATTTGAGGCAAAATTCATGCAGTACGTTCACGCATCATTCGGATGCTGGAAGTGTACCTCATTTTGGACTACTTTAGTCATCACAGGCAACATAGGTCATGCAGCACTCGTCTCAATGGTGGCTTATCTGATTACTCAATGGACACAGGACTAACACAAACCGAACTAGAATACATCGCAACAGTGATTGCAATGGATGATGCGCACCGCTTCAGCAAGAAATCACTCATACCACTCAAGAAAATCAAGGAGCGAGTCGAGGGAAAGCCTGACCGAGAGTGCTTCTGCTCAATGGTGAGGCGCAAAATATGGTACAAGGACTTCATCAATTGGTATGAAAGCATCGCTTGACCGATATATCACCAGGCATTATGCCGAGCTATTTCGATACGCTCGGTTTTTTTGTTCAAAGTACAATCCAAGGCTCAATCCTGATGTCGTCATCAACAACGCATACCTTCACTGCACATCAATCGAGGACCCAGGACCCGACCCTGACGTCAAGGGACTCATGATGAACTCAATCAAGAGACAAGTGATGTGGCAGAACCTGGACACCAATCGACAAGAGCGACTCATTGCAAGTGAAATCATAGTTCCTGACCTGATGGTGGATGATACTGACCTCAATGAGAAGATTGAAATCGAGAAAGAATACCATGGATGGAAGTCATGCGTGGACATCTACCGAGATTCACTCACCGACAATGTGAAGATAACAGTTGCCAAGGCATACTTCGATGAGGGGTATACCACTGCACGATCAATGGCGAAGTATTTCAACATCCCACCGACATCGGCACACTACCTCATCGCAGAGATAAAAAACAACCTAAAAACCATACAAAATGAAAATCAAAGACGAATATCGAGGCAAGACAATCGTTAAGAACACCTCGCTCGGAAACAAAACCATCATTGTTGACAACATAGATGTGAGCAAGTACCGATACTATGTTTCCATAGGATTCGGATACCTGTTCGAAAAGGAAGCAGAGACCGCAACAACGCCTGAACCTGTCCGATATGAGGGAATCGAGCAAGATGAGCAAGTCGAAGCACCAGCAGTTGAACCAAAAACAACAAGAAAAAAACCAACAAATGCCAACACCAAGACCAAGCGAAAAAGAGGATGAGTTCCTATCTCGTTGCATGGGCGATGAGAAAGCACTCAATGACTTCCCTGATGAGGCTCAACGCTTCGCAGTTTGTAGCTCACTATGGGAAGAGTCCAAGATGACTGCACTCAGTGGATTCAGACAAGCCTTCGCTGAGGACAGTTACAACGACTATCCTGACTCAGTGCGTAACAATGCCCGAAGAGGTATCGAACTCAACAAGGAACTCGGAAACAAGTGCGCCACTCAGGTGGGCAAGGTCAGAGGTCAACAACTCGCCAATAAGGAACCTATCTCAATTGATACTATCAAGCGGATGTACTCCTATCTGAGCAGAGCAGAGGTCTACTATGACAACGCTGCTCCTGAGGATTGTGGATACGTTAGCTTTCTCTTATGGGGTGGCAAGACAGGCAAGGACTGGGCAGAATCTAAACTCAAAGGACTAAATCTAATCTAATGGGGAGACCACGCAATTTCGAAACACCTGAGGACCTGTATCAGCTTTTCGTTGAGTACAGGAAGCAAGTCAAGGACAATCCTCGATACAGCTATGCCCTTTCAAATAAGACCGGGAAGGCTGAGCCGATTCCACTCGAGGTACCGCTTACAATGAGCGGATTCAGAGTGTTTGCTCACGACAAGGGATTGGTTGTGCATGATTACTTTGCGAATACGGATGGGAGATATTCAATGTTTACGACAATCTGTACGCGCATTAGCGATGAAATCCGAGACGACCAAATCAAGGGAGGTATGGTTGGACAGTACAACCCATCCATCACTCAACGTCTGAATGGACTGACTGAGAAAACTGACATCACCAGTGGAGGGCAGAGTATCTCTGAGGTGAAAGTAAATATCATTAGACCTACTGAATAGATATATTTTGTATCTTAGTGGTCAAATTGTCTATATAGGAGAAAAACCTGTATAGCATCCCTATTGCCTAAACTTTGCCTATGGCTGCAATCACAATAGACAGCACTGTAATCTTCGAAAAGAACTACACTGCATTGGCTGACCCGAGCATCAGGTTCATCATCAACGAGGGTGGTTCACGATCATCTAAGACATACTCCCTGTGTCAGATGATTATTGTCTATTGCATCCAACATCCCAACAAGGTGGTGAGTGTGGTGCGTAAG